CGTCGCCAAGCTCCTGCTTGATCGACCACAGACCCTCCTCGCTGGTGTCCATCGCCCGAACTTCGTGGCCGCCCTTGACGAGCCGACGGACAACCTCAGAGCCAATCGATCCTGCGCCGCCGGTGACGAGAACGCGCCTCACGACAACACCATCGCCTCTCCCGGCCCGGCGAACGGCATCCACTCGCACAGGGCCGACAACGGGGATGCGTTGACCAGCTCGACGCCATGATCGGCGAACCAGCCCCGCCACGACTCCAGCGCGCGGTTCACCGGCTCCATCTCGACGCCGAGAAGGTCAACGCCGACAAACAGAAGACGCTGATATCCCATCCGCGCCGCGACCTGAACGGCGAATAAGAGGCTGTGGCCGCGCCCAAGCGGGCCGACGACCGGCGGGCCGCCGTTTCTCGGAAAATCGTCCTCGACATACGGCCACGAAGTTATGTTCGGCCAGCGACGCCAGTAGCGAGTGTGCCTGTTTTCCGCGACGTGCTTCTCAATGTGATCGGCCCCAAGCAGCCAGCGCGGGAAACACATCGGCTTGTCAAGACTGACGAAATGCTCCATGTCCGGCACGGCATCATACCCACCGCTCACAGCCATGATCGGCGTTCCGTCGTCCGGCCAGTGATATTGATACGCCGACGGACCACGTCCGGCAACGATGATCGTTCTCATGCCACCGCCTCGATGTCGAACCCGCAAACGCCGCCCTCACAGAACGGCACAACCCTCGTCTTGCGGTCCCCGAACGCCATCCGCGCAATCTCGCCGAGATCAATGCCGCTCACGACCTCCGCCGATGGGGAGGAAACAAACGACGACAGCCGCGACTCCGGGGCCAGGTTGACCCACGTTATCCCGCGCCGGACCGCGTGCTTATGCCACGACCGCATCGCCTCGACAAGCGAATCGCCGTAGCCGACATCGACGAGATCGACGCCGATAAACTTGATCGTCTTGAACCCAAGCCGCGTCGCTACCTGAACCGCCATAAGCAGCGAGTTGAACAGCATCCCGTCCTCGTGCCTGCTCTTGAGAACCGCCAGCGGGCCGTCGCCAAACCACTTGGGGTACCTCAGCGGCTTGACGTTCCAGCCCCGGACGTTCTGATAGTCGCCCCACCCCGGTTGCAAGCCGAAGTTGCCGACTACATCGCCGAGTTCAGAATAGAACGCATCGCGGATCATGCCGAACTCGTGCGGACGGCGAACGCGCAAACACCACTCCTTGATTGAGTCCAGAATATCCCTAACCGGAATCGGATTATGCCGAATCGTCCGAATCCGCGCATTGATGACATGCTTCACAATCGAAGCGTCCGCCCAGAAGGGCCAGTAGCGGCACTGCTCATCATGCTGCCACGCATGGGGAGCATGTGCCATCAGTTGCGCCATGAAGTTCTTAGGCTCGTCGAGCGTCACGAAATGATCGCACTTCACATCACGAGGAAGCGCGAAAATGCCCGACGAAACCGCGAGAATGGGACAGTCAACGCCCGACCAGTCGAATGAGTAGGCCGACTTCCCACGACCGACAATCAAAACTGAATCAGACATAAGACCTGCCGCCGCCCTTCGGCGACGGCAGGGGAAGGGAAGTCAAACCTACGGAGCCGTGATCGTCGCCGATCCCTGATTGATTCCGGTGAGCATATTGCTCGCCTTGCTCAACTTCGGATCGAGCAGAACGTAGATGCACGCAATCCGGTTCGCGCGCGTCTTCTTGCGATACCGCAGCGAAATATACCGCCCCGCCGCAAGCGTGTTCGCCACGTCTGCCTGCGAAAGATCAAACACGGAACAGCCGCAGTTCGGCTTGAGAATCGTTCCACGCGCCGCCGTGATGACGCCGGTCATCGCGCCAGTCGCGCCGAGCGTCGTCACCGCAGACGGCGATGAGCCGGTCGATGACGCGGAAACATACACGCCGGTGTTCGCCGTGATGTTGCCGGTTCCAGTCACACGAAACGCGATGCACAGGCATCGGTTCCAGTCCTTGAAATCCACCCACGCAGTCGAGTTGATCGCCGTCGTCGCCGTGGTGGACTGCTTCGAGCCACCACCACCGGCAAAGATAACACGAATCCGCTCGCTGCCCTTCTGATTGCTTGTCGTCATTGGAGGAGCCTTTCAGATATTAGGAGCGAGTCGCCAGCGTGACGAATGAGCCGTACGTCTGCGAACCGTTCGCAGCAGTAATCGTAGTGGCCCACCACGGCTGTCCCTCAACACGGTAGAGGAACCGAAGCGCGTTCACCGCCTGATCGAACCACAGGTGGATCGATGATGCGGCCTCGACGCCCGACGCCTTCGTGCAGAGAAGATAGCTGTCGCCGTGGAAAAGAACAATGTCGCCGACCGTGCCGAGTGTCTGACACGCCTGATGGTAGATGATCGGACGGCCCATCATCGTATCGTTCGGCGATGCGTTGAGCAGCCCGTTGGCCGGGAGATAGACCAGCGAACCGCCGGAGATCGCAGTACCGGCGTCCGTCACGCCCTGAACAAACATGCGCTGGAGCTGAACCTGGCAGTCTGGATTGATGATCCAGGTCGCCGACTTTCGCAGCATCGGCGGCATCGCCATCCACATTTTTTGCACGTTGTTCGCGCGAATCGTCGTCGCCGTCTGCGATGACTCCTTCGCCACGCTCACCGTGCCATTATGACCGACGACGCCCGTCGGCCGAGTGACGCCGTTTCCATTCAGGATCGCATTGTCAACCGCGTAGCTGATCTTGTCACCAGCAACACGGGCGACGTACGACTCAAGGAAACCCGCGTCCTGCGTCAGTTCGTCCGACATCGGGACGAGAACGCCAATCTTGCGGAGCCGGAAGTCGCGCTGCTTGAGCAGCGGCTTCGACTGCGTGACCGCCGTCGTTTCGCCGATCCAGTATGCCTGAATGCCGCCCGACGAATCCCACGGCGCGGTGTCGTCGATCGCCGCCGTAACAGAGTTGCCCGAAAGCGTCGCCTTCGCACAAAGGGCCTGAATCGACTCCTCGCCGCCGATGCGCGACATGATCCCGGCACGAAACTCCGGCGGAACAGCAAACCCGCCATCCGCGCCGACGCCTTCGCTTCCATACGTCGAAAGCGTCGCCTTGCTGATGATGCCCGACTTGAAGGCGAACTCCGCCTCCTCGCGCACCGTCGCACCATACATTTTGTGCCACTTGCCCAGCGCGGTTTCCGGATTAGGCTCGAAGGCACGATCACCCGTGCCGCCGACCTGATGGACCGCCTGAATGAAATGGCCGAGCGACTTGAAGCCGCCCTTGCGGTCAAGCTTCGCCCGTTCATCGCCGACGACGACGGTCGTATCGTGTATGTGGGCCTTCGCCACCGCCTTGATCCCCGCCGCATTCATCACGGCGGAAACCCGCTCGTTGACCTTGCGGTCGAACTCGTCGTCGGCCTCAGCCTTCGCAATGGAAAACTTCGGCTTCGGAGGATACGCCGACTTGTATTCGGCCTCAACGTCAACCGGCTTCCCGTCCGCGCCCTCGATTGAGTCGAAGTGCTCGGCGATGAATGCCTTGACAGCATCCAGGTCGTTGTCCGCGCCGGTGTACGGACAGTCCTTGTGTTCCTTGAGCTGCTTGATGAGCAGCATCCAGCGATTCATAGTGATTGCTCCTTAGAGCCATCAGCCACAAATCAGCGGCACGGTCATTGTCGCCAGTCGGTCCCGCTCGACCACCGGCCGACGATGATTCCAGCACCGCATCAAGCGCTGCGTTTGCCCGCAAGACGGAGAACCCGACTCACGGGATGCGACATTCTTAGCACACCTTTCGGCTTGATGTCAAGCCCAAGTATCGAAATCATCCGACTGCCGATCAGAAGCCCCTTGCCAACAGCCGTAATAAGAGCCTCCTGATTCGCCGGAATCGGAACAATCGAAACTTCCAGCAGGCTCCACCGGCTAATGACCGCCTTGACACCCTCGCCGAACCGGGCAACGTCCTTCGTGTCCGCCATGCGGACGCCGCCATCCAGCGGACGAAACCCAATCGAAACCCCACGAAGAAACCCCTCTCGCACCAGATACAGAACCGTGTCGGGGAGCCACTCGGCCGCCGGAGGATGGTCCGGCGGCCGCGAAGCCAGCGTTCCCGTCATCACCACGCCGCTCGACTCCTTCCGCGCGCTGATCCACCGGCCAATGGGCAGCTTCTCGGCGTTGTGCGCGAGAAGCATCACTGGGTTAGCCTTGAACTCCGTCAGGTCCATGCCCGACGGAAGAATCACGTCGCCGTCCCGATCAACCGCCGTAGTCGTGATTCGCGCGACGATCTCGCGCTCGCCTTCGGCGCGCTCCAGCTTTCCGCCGAACGCCTTGAACCGCTGCCCGTCGATCATCGTCATCACACACCGCCTTATCCTTATCGGGCCAGGCCCGCATCATCTTGTCAGAATACCTACGTTTCATCGTGGAACACCGGAATCAGATCACAACGACACTGAGGATGCAACGGCGGACCGCCGACCTCCTCATAGTCAAACCGCATCACGCCGCCCTGCGTACCGGTCAACGTCGCGCCGAGCGGGTAGAACGCCCGGCCAAGCGGAACCGTTCTGCTGCTGTTGAACTCCGCCGCCGCCGCCTCGCAGAACTCGCAGGCGTCCGGAGCCAGAAGCCACCGCTTGCCGGCCACGACGCCGGACTGCTTCCACGCCTCCTCCTGTCCAGCCATGAACGCTCGCGCCGATTCCGTTCTCGCAATCCGCGCGGCACGCCAGCCGACGCCACGCGAAGAATCGCCGACCTCGGACGCCCACGCCTGAACTCGTCGCTTCAACTGGTCGATCGTCTCTCCACGATCCATGCCGTCGCCGAGAAGGTCGCGCAACTGGACCCGCGTATAGGCGTTCGTCTCTGAGGCCAGCCGCGCGACATGCGAATCCACGAACCGCCGAACTGCGGGATTCACTGTGTCAAACGGACCGCCGGCCGGCTGCCCTCCGGCCTGGATGAGCCGGTCCATCCCCGCATCGCCGCCTAACGCGAACGCCTGCTCGACGTACGCCCGCGATGCCTCAACGAGCATCGCATTCCAGCGCGGATCGGCGAGAATCCGCGCGGCGGTTTCGACCGGCGGACTGCCGGACGAAATCGCGTCAGCAACTGCCCGCGCCTGCTCTCGCATGACGCGGCCCACGGCCTCGGCGAACGGATCGTCGGGGTTGACACCGAACGCCTTCTCATGCCCGCAGCCGGAAAGCCACGCCTTCCGTTGACTCTCCGGCCTCACCGCCTTCGACTCCTCTGCCTCTGCCTCTGCCTCGTCCTCGGCTTCAACTTCAGCTTCAGCTTCGGCCACCGACGGCCTGTAGAACGAGACCGGATCGGGCGGGTTTACGGCCCGCTCTAACGTCATCAAACTGGCGTCAACCAGCGGCACGTCGGCATTCGGATCAGATAGCGGCTCCCGGCCCTCGTCAACGCGAATCTCGTTGATCGACCAGCCGCTTTGCAACTTGCTCGCCCGATCCTGTATCACAATCGCCCGATCCTCGTTGATCGGCGAATCATGGATCAAGACAAGCTGCTGCCCATACCTCGGCAATAGCTTCGCGTTGTACGCCTCGTTCAATCTGCAAACTAGCGGCAGAATCTTGTGCCGCATGTACGTTATGCTGCCCTCACGCGCGTTCGCAAGATTCACGTCATCGCTCGTAACCAGCGACTTCGGAACGCCGAACGCCTGACACACCTCATCGCGGATCAACTCGCGGCTCCTCGAGTACTCCATCTCCCGCCCGGTGTGCGTGAGCGGCGTAACCGTCACATCCCCACTGATGACAGCGACCGATTCCCGATCCTGCTTCGTCATGTTGCCGAAGAACCTGCGCCACATCGCACGAAAGGCGTTGACCTCCGTTTGATTCATCCCCTGCTTCGCGCTGACGATGATCTCCGGCTTGCCGCCGTGACGGAACAACCAGTCCTGAAACGCGACCATCGCATGGTCCGCGTCGATTGATTGCAGCCACGCCTCAAGCGGACCCATGCCGCCCCACGGATCGGACGGATCGTTGAGCTTCAACCAGAACACCTCGTCACGCTCGTACCGCGTCGGATGGAAGGTGTTCTCCGGACGATATTCGTAGTGGCTCACGAACTCGGCCGGATGCGGAATAACCTGCATCCATTGTGGCCGCAGCCTCCATAGCTGCTCGATCGGCCCGTTCGCCGGTCCGATGATCGCGGTGAACAGCCGTCCGAATATCTCAAGGTCAGCGTACTGGCTCTCCGCGAAACTGAAACCATCGTCCCATTCGTTGACCTGGTTCAGGAGATCGAGAAACGGATGACTCGTAACCTCCGTCATGTTCTCAATCTCACCGCTGATCCGCTTCATCGTCGCCGGAGGCGGACGGTCGGGCAGGCGGCCGGAGAGGTACGCCTTCGTCCGACGATCCAGCGGCCTCGGCCGCAGCGCGTCGCACTTCTCGATGATCGACTTGCTGCCGATGACGTAGAGTCGTCGCTGAACGGCGGCGGCCGACTGCGCGTTGATCGTCACGCAACGATGAACCCATCGAAAGTAGCGACGCGCCAATGACGGCAACGGCTCGCGCCTCATTCCCCGATCAACGGAGAAACCACGCATCACCGCCTGCGGCCCGATATCGGCCGAAATCACCGACGACGGATCGCGTAGTGCCTTCATCGCAGAACGAATACGGTCAAACATCGTCATAACCCCGGATCGTCCAAAGACGATCATCTAGGATCGGATCATATCCAGACGCAAACCTGTCAACCGGATCGGCCGCCGTCCCAACAAGGTAACCCCGGACGCCCGGCGGCATTGTAGCCATGCGCCGAACGGCAAGAGCCAGCGCGCACACGCAGTCGTCATGCAGGCCGTCGGGCGCGGAGTACGTCACGCCGGAGGCGGCGTACTGATATTGGAATGATTCAAGCTCCGAAACAATCAAGCCCGACGGGTATCGAACCCGCTTCTGATGGATCGCCGCCGCCAGACCTTCCATCAGCTGTTGCTTCGACTGGCGAGTGAAGTGGTAGCCCTCGACCAGATTGTTGCCCGCCTGCAAGCCCTCGACAATCGGATCGCCGACTCCGGTCGAATCGACAAACGACGGCGCGTCGTCGAGCATCGCCCGTAGCCGGGCCTGCGTGTTCCGCCAGTCCGACTGCCATCGCTGGAATGCACACACCTCGCCGGCGGCGTTGAGGCCGATTGCCACGGTCCAGTCGTGCGACTTGGCAAGGTCAGCGCCCCAACAGACCACCGGGCCGTGGGCAATCTCCTCCATCGTGGCGGCGCGAATCGCGTCGATGCCAAACGGGTTGGCCGCGTTCGCAAGGAACGCCGCAAGATACTCCTGCTCGAATGCGTCCGCCGGAAGGTCGCGCCTCGCGTCCTCGATCTCCGCCCTCGAGATGAACGGGTTGCGCTCCGTGGGCATCGACCACGAAGACCAGCCCGGCTCGGCAGACTGCCCGCGAGAGAACAGGCGATAAAAGTAGTTCTGCCCGCGCGGTGTTGAAAGGAACCACGCATCGCCCCGCTGGTCCGTCAGCGTCGGCCGGATCGCCTCGGTCCAGTCGCGCTCGAGCCGCGCAGCCATCGCCGCCTCGTCAACGACGACGCGCTTGTAGGCGCGGCCTCGGCCCGCGATGGACTGGTCCCTGCCGCCGCCGCTCAACGTCCAGAAGTCGATCCGCCCGCCGGTCGCGGGAATACGAATCACGCGCTCCGACTTGTTCGCCTCGGCCTGTCCGCGAAACGTCGTCGTGAATCGGTCCCACGCTTCTTCGAGCAGTTTGTAGGTCGGCGCGAACCATGCGACGGCGTGGCCATCGAGCGCGGGCTTGAGCGCAAGATTCTCGCCCATGTCCGTCTTGCCCCAACGACGGCCGCAGGCAACGACGTTGAATCGTTTGCGCGAACGCAGGACGACAAGCTGCGCCTCATGCGGCGGATGAAGGTCAAGCGAAATCTTCGGCAAAGCGGCCCGAATCCTTGCTCGTGTAGTTGACGACGATCTCCGTCGCCTCGCCACGATCAAGGCGGCCGGTCTTGTCCTGGTGATGCTCCTCGCTCTGGACCTGCCCGACGATATCGACGAATGTTCGGACGCATCCGCGAATCTCGCGGGCGTCCGCCGCCTGAATCGCCAGCCCCGCCGCCGCCTTGAGCGATTGATAGTAGAACTTCATGTCCTCCTCCTTGATCGGCCAGCCTTGCGCGACGGCCCGGCGGAACAGCTCCATCTCCTTGCCCCGCGTGAGGTCGAGCTTAGGCGAGTCTGAGTAGCCGCCGCCGTTGTGGTAGATGCCGTTCGTGACGATGCCGGGCCGATGCGCGTTGCCCCCGCCCCCCGTCGTTTCTTCCGTTGGTTCAACCATCGTGGTTGCCCCTATATAGGCGAGTTTGGAAAACCATGTTGGGGGCGTCCGCCGCAAACAAGGAGTTCCGAGAGTTTCCCATTATAGCTGGCCCATTTTCTTGGCAATGATGTTGAGGAGTCGCATCGGTCTTGATGAGGTGTAGATTCTCGCGGGTGCGAGTCGTTTGTGTTTGATGTGGCCGAGTGGCGAGTTGTAGCCGCTCCCTGCGGTTTGGACCAGGCCCGGAACGTCCATGCCGTTGCCGGTCGCTGTCCACGCGGCGGCGACCTTTTCCTCGGTTCCTGGCCATGCGACGGGCAGCGCGCCTCGTCGGATGAAATCCTCGATTTGTGCCTGTGTCATGTCCTTGTTGCTGGTCGTGTTCGCCGCTCCGTGGCTGGAGGTATCGATGAACACGCCGGTATTTTGGACGATGAAGTAGACGCGGGTTCGGAGCGGATCGACGGACCACGTGGAGTTGTAGCCGTTGTTGATATTGTTGTCGATCCACCATGGTGCGAGGGACTGCGAGACGAGGCCGATACAGGGCGCGAGTTCGTAGAGGTCTTCATCCTCGAAGAAGGCTTCGCCGACGAGTCGGAATCGTTGGGCGAGTGCCTCGCTGGAGTGGCAGAGTTCGATAAACTTGTATGGCTCGTCGGAAATGGCGGCGTCGCAGAAGTGGCAAGTCCAGTCGGCGTGATAGGCGAGCCAGTTGTTGCCTCGGTTGGCAACCCATTCGGCGGGCGTTGTTGTGGGCGTGACGCGGTTATTCGGCGCGCCGTTGAGGTTGCGTGTGTATTCCGCCGTCGTGTTGTAGGCGAAGCTGGTTGTGATGATTGGCCCAAAGCCGGAGTAGAACCAGAGTCGTCGAGTGCCGTCCTCGCCGGTTCCGAGGTTTCGGCTGGACATGACGTTGACGAGGGCGGTCATTTGGTGAGCCGTCATCCAGACCCACGGGTTCGCTGGCATGATGTCGCCCTGCAATCGTCCGCCGGGATTCTGCATCATTATCTGGTAGTCGTCGTGCAGTGCGATGGCGGCGTCGATCTCGGCTTCGAGGTTGGCCTGTAGTTGAAGTACGGTCTTGTCCTTCGCGCCGCCGTCGCCGGCGTCCCACCAGTCGCTATTCTGGCCGGTGAGCCGGTCCTCCGAATCCGAGGCGGTCGGGCTTTCGTAGGGCGTATATTCGCCGGAGTAGCCCTTGATGACGTACACCGGCTTGCGGGGCATTTGCGCGAGCGTGTAGGGGAGGGTTGTCGGCAGCGTCCCGGCGGCCTGCGGCTGATGCGATGAGGTCATCATGTAGCGCAGGTGGTGGGCGATGATCGCGCGTTCAGGTTCCGTGTTGATGGCGGAGTAGACGGCGATAGCGTAGAGTCGTCCGTTGAATCGGCCCCAAGTCGATCCTCCGCCGATGCGCTGCTGACCCGTGCCGTTGGCGACCGAGGTCGTCGCCGCCGCGCTGATGGTGGACCAGAACCCGTCCACGCAGGCCTTGATCGTCGCGCCGTCCTTGGCGACGCCGACAACGATGGTCGTGCCCGCCGTGAGCGCGCAGATGGTGTGCGATTCCGCCCATGTCGTGCCGTTGGTCGAGTGTCTGACGGTGAGATTGCCGCCCTCGATGATGAGGCCCATTTCCCAGTTCGCGGAGGCGTTGCCCTTGATGTAGACGCCCTGGGCCGTGGTCACGTCGTCAGGCTGGAACACCGCCCAAATCTCATAGGCGTTATGATGGAACCAGTCGGTCGCGTTCTCCATCGTGTCGTCCGTGCCGTCGAAGTCCATGTAGTAGGTGGACGCCGAGACCTTGAGGAGGGGTTGATTCGCCCCTGTGCCTTGTGTGAGTGTGTGAGAGCGGCCGCTGTCGTCATTGGCGGACGCGATGGCGGCGTCGTCGGCCACTCCGTCGATGCTGATTTGCTCGGCTTCAAGCCACAGGTGGCAGGTGTCAGCCGCGCCGGTATTCGGCATCATGCCAATCTGCGAGGTATCGACGGTTTCGGCGACGAGTGCTTCGGTTCCGGTTCCGCCGTCATTGGATAGTACGGCATCGGCAGCTTGGCTGATCGTGATGGTGTCATTGCGCACCATTCGCTTCAGCGCGCCGTCGATGTCGATGTATTGCGTGACGGTGAGCGTGCCGGAGCCCGTGCGCTCGAGGCAGCTTACCTCGCCGATATCGGCCTCGGTGATTGAGTTGCGACCGGCGACGAGATCGGTCGGTTCCGACTGGACCTCGAAGTAGTCCCAACCGCCGGGATCGGCGAGCGCGAATGTGAGGATAATCTGGTTGCCTTCCTGATTGGCAACTGCGCTGGTGAGGAGGAGCGTATTGACGGCCATGTCGGAATCCTATGCAAAAAGCCCCGCCCGAAGCGGCTGCCGTGGGCGGGGTACGGGAGGGGGGAGTTCCTGCGACTACTTGCCCTTGCCGCCCTTCTTGGGTTTCTTCATGGAGCGTGCTCCTGACGAGAGAACTGGCGGGCCTACGCGCGCCGCGATGATCGACGATCAATGCCCGGACGCGCCGGATGGAAGCGGCGCGCCGGACTCACCCCAAGGAGGAGGGTTGACTAGTCGTT